CCAGTTGTATTTATATTATTATATCCATTGACAGATGTAGTTGCTGGAGTAATAGCATAAAATTGAAAAACAACGTTAGAAGATATTGTGCTTGATGTAAATAATTTTACTCTTTCAAGCTTTCCATTATACATGGCAACGCCAAATGGTGAATCATTGTTAAAATCACCGCTACTAACCACAGATGAACCATTTGTTCCTATTGGATCTATATAGATATTAGAAGTTCCAGTCAATCTTGTTTGATAGACTTCAACAAATTGACCTTTGCAATAAGAAGAATTTGTAGTATATCGCCCATCTATATCAAAATCTCCAACAGTTGATAATTTAGCCACTACATTTGGACTTGTTCCAAAATAACCTCCTTTTATAAAAACAAAATCATCAGATCCTCCAAAAGTAGTATCATTATAAATATTTCCAATTGACCATTTATCTGTATCTACTGCACTATCATATCTAGAAAAAGTTGCAAATGAATTTCTTGGACCAGTATCTCCACCACCCAAAGCTTTATTTGCGGCTATTATGATCTCACATGTTTTTGCGGTTCCAGTGTTGGCAAAATGAGCTACTGTTTCAGCAGATATAGTGTTTACATCTAACTTATACTGTGGAGTGCTTATTCCAAGCCCTAATGAACCATCTCCAGCGTGACTATAAACAAGATTTGAAGTTGAGTCATCAAAAGATGGCCCTAAATATGTTTTATTATTTATTACTCCAAAATATCCAGAATCTACTGTATTGCCCAATGCTAAAGTCGTATTATTCGTATTACCATCTAATCTTGTTACTATTCCAGAACCACTTACATTTAATGGAGCATATGGAGTAGTTATATTTATACCTACTTTAGGCAATAATAAATCATTATCAATATATATAGCATTATATCCCAGTCTAACATCCGCTAAGTTATTATAATTTACAGAAAAAATTTCATCAACAGCGCTTGTTTTTATTTCTCCATTATATGGATCTAATATAATTGAATTACCAGAATTTTGAAATTCAGAAAATTCTCCACTTACTAAGAATTTTCTTGTTAAAGCTCCAGTAGTTCCATGAAACGCAAAATTTCCGCTTTGATCGACAACCATTAAATTAGTAAAAGTGCTGCCATTATTTATTGACGATTCTAAATATAATTTTGTATCATTAGATTGTTTTGCGAATTGATAGTAAGTTGAAGGATCAGTTATGCTGATACCAATTTTTCTAGCAGCACTTGGTGTGCTTAGTCTAATTTGACCAGATCCATTAGTAGCGCTTGTATTATCAACTACGTCTAAAGAAACAAATGGAGTTTTATCATTTATGCCAACAAATCCATTAGTACCACTCACAGTTAAACCAATAAGACCTGCGCTTTCAAATAAAGAAATACCGCTTGCATTTTGCGCTGTAAAAGAATTAAAAGACTTTGCAAATTCAGATCTTTCGATCTTATTATTATTAGCGGATGTAGAATCTGAAACTAAAAAGATATCTGTATCTACAACATTGCTTCCTAATTTTGCTGATAAGCTTGAAAGTGTTATTGACATATTTTAATTTAAATATCCTTTGTAATTAAGTTTTACACTTAAAATATCATCCGCATTTGAACTAAATTCCTGAGTAACAAGTTTAAAATTATTAAATGATTGACTAAATATTGTTACACCAACTAATTGCCTAGCTACAATTAAATCTCCCAAACCAACATCCAGGTCTTGATTTAAAGCTACCGATAACTTTTGATCTTCAAAAACCATTCCTTTTATTAATAAAGAAAATGAAGAATCAGTATCATTATTCAATTGTTCATATAATTTTTTTGCAGCATAATCATCTACCTCAAGATTAAAACTAACATTAATTTCAATAGGTAATTCAGATAAAACTTCATAAGGTATATAATTATTAGTACTTTGTAAAATATAAACTGGTTTTTTAGGACAATTTATAGAATAATCAAAACTAGTTATTCTATTTGAACTAGAACCACTGCAAGTTATTGTAATATCTTTAACTTGAGGAACCGTCATATATCTTGTTTGTCTAGTTCCATATGCAGAATAACCAGATCCTATATCTCCAAATACCTGTATATTAGCAGAGGTTTGAGGAATATCTCCAACTGAACAAGATAAGCCAAAAGAATTTAAATAACCACTTTCAAAACCAATTGATTTATTATTGTAATTTATACTACCAGCGAATGATGGCGCTTCTAAATTATTTTTTTGACCTGTATAGTTTAATAAAGGCTCATTATATAACAAATATTTATTTATATTAAATTCAGCAGTTGGTACATCAGCTATAACTTGTTTATTGTAACCATAGCCTATTGTATTTATTGGACCATAGTTAATACTATAAGATCCATCAACTGATATAACACCAGATATAGCTTGACCATCAAGATAAAATATGTTTTCGTAATTAAGTATTGCGTTTTTCATTATTATGCTTTTCTAGTACCAGCCAATGAACCACCGAATCTTTGTTGATCGCGAATAACATCAAGAACTGCTCCATATATTCTATTATTAAGATTATTAGATAATTCAACATCTTGTTGTTTATAAGAAGTATTGTTCGCGCCCATTTGAATATTACCATCTCTATTTACTGTGGTATTAAAATTAAATGAATTACTAGCATTACTATTATTAACAGTATTAGAATTATTAGCAACTGGGGACATTCCACCAGCTTGCATTCCTGTACCATATTTTTTAACAATTGGTGAATTATACAATCCACCCTCCATATAACCGGGAATTGTATCAGATAAACGAGAACCAATTAAACCACCTGTTTGACGACCATATCCAGTAAAACCACTAAATCCTGTTCTAACAACTTGAGGCCCAATATAAACACCACTTGGACTTAATAAACCTTTATTCATAAATCCTGTAATAGAAGATGATTCTGCTGCTGTTAAAGGTGCGCCTTGTTGTAATTTTTGAGACAAATTTTGAGCTTTTCCAGCTTTCACGTTAGCCATTTTATTACTTATTCCCGCACCAATTCCAGCAACAGCAACTGCTGCTGCCAAACTACCAACCATTTGCGCGGTTTGAGCTTGTCTTGCTCGTTTTTTCTGACGAGCTTCTTCAGCTTTTCTAATCTCCTCATCACGCAATTCTTTATATAAAGAACTATTTTCAAGACCAAAAGTAGTCATACCATCTTCCATAGCTTTAACATTGCTTAATTCTGCGCTAAATGATCCACCACTTGCGAATCTTGGTGCAGCAGAAAAATTTAAAGTGTCAAGCGCGGCTGGTCCACCCATTGCCATAACCGCATTTCTATTTAATACATATTCACCATTCTCAAGCATCGCTGGATATTTATCTCCAGATCCAGTTCCTGAAACATACATACCCGATTGTGCGCGTACAACACCACCTTTTTGAGCCGTAAATAGACTTTCAATTCCTGATCCACTTATCAATTTTGAAACACCAACTTCCATTAATCTACTACTAATAATATCTAAGAAATTAGCAGCAACACCTAAAAGAGCATCGCCTAAATTATCTGTTTCTTTTACTGCTGCTTTGATGGCATTTACCATTCCATCTCTAAAAAGCGCTGGAGTATCTCTAGCTAATCTATTTAAACCGGTATCAGCTTCATCTCTTAAAGCGTCAAAACCTTCTTTGAATCCATAAACTATAGAAGTTGATCTTTTAGCATTTCTCAATTCTTCGTTATTAAGGCGTTTTGTTATTTCTTCTTCTTTTAGTTTGCCATTAACAATATCGTTTTGAACAGTCTTTAATTTTTCTAATGTTCTGACTCTTTCATTTTCTAATGTTGGATCGGCAAATGGACTTTGTTGTAATTGAGATATAGCTTGAGATAGTGTTTGACTATTTGTTATATCTATAGATTTTATATTTCTAGCTTGCTCTCTTAAACCGATAGCTTGCATTGGACGACCCTCAAATTCAGATTGAGCGGCCATTTTTGTTAAATTAGTTTGTTGTTTTTCGATTAATGATTGATAATCAGACTGAGCAGACTTTGATCTACTAATTTCTAAATCAACAAGTTTTTTTGTTGTTGTTTCATTTCGTAATGCAATTTTAGATTCAGCTTTTCCTATAACTCCTCTGCCTAGAAAATTACCTTGATCGGCCATTTTTCTTTCGATAGCGTCTATTTCTAATTCAGAATTTGTTTTTCTAGTAGCCTCGATTCTTTCTTGATCGCCTAATAATTGAATTTGTTTTTGCAATAATGTTGCTTGAAACTCTGTAGTTTTTGCGCGTATTTGTTCTACACGACCTTGTAAATCTGTTAATTTTAATTGATTGACATTGCTTCTATTTTGTTTGTCTACTGATCTGTTAAATTCTTCATAGATTTTTTTTAAATCATTAATAATTGCGGGATCAAATGGGCTTGGCCCTGTAATCGAACTTTCTTGTAATATCGCTTGAAGACCTGAAAGATCTCCAGTTTGCGCTTTCTCTAATGCTGGTCTTATCTTACTTTGAATAACTTCAGAACTAGGATTTAATTTTAAAAATTTTTCTTGATTTTCTTTTACGAAATTTAAATTTAATTCTGTTAATTTATCTTGACCTTCTGATATTGTTTTTGTTCTTTGAGTTTTTAATTTTTCTGTAGCTATAGATAAAGGACTAAGAATACCTTCTGCCAATGAAAATTTAAAATTATTTATTTCATCTAAAAGCTTTCTGCCAAAATCATCTTGTTCTAATTGCGCATTTGCTTCGCCTATTTGTTTTAAAATAGATGAACTTAAATCATTTCTTAGTTTTAATAAATTACCTTCTTTTCTAGCATTTTCTATAATATTATTTATAAATTGATTTCCAGAAGATAACTCTTTTAAAATTTCCTCCTTATCTTTTCTAAGCAAGAGTTCAAGAATAGATTCTTGAAAAATTTTTATTTGTTCTGCCGTGCCTTTATTTCCAATTGTCGATTTAGCTATATTCTCAGCTAATCGTTTAGCAGCATTTGAACTCGCTTCGGTAACAACTTCAATTTCTTCAGGGACCGTCTCTTGACCAGGAATTATTTCAGGCATTATTTTTTCTCTTTGTAATTTAAAGGATTGAAGTTGATCAAACAAATCTTTATTTAATCCTAAAGATTTTAATTCTTTAACTCTTTCTCCAATCTGAACTCCCCCTTGAGTTTTTCCACCTTTAACCCCAGAAGCAAAAGACAACGCAGCAGTTAATATATTTTTATCAGTTTCGTACTTACTCAATACAGAATTTAAAGCTTCTACTCCACCTTTTGTTTTGCTCAGTTCATCTGCTAATTTAATATCTGTAATTTGATTAAATGATTCTGATAAACTTTTACTAGCTAATTCTAATTTATCAGACGAAGCGCCAGAAGCTAAAAGTTTTGCATATTCTTGTTGAGCTTGAATATATTTTTGACCAGCAGAAATATTTTGTTGACTATTTTGTCTTTGATTATCAGCCATTTCAGCAAGATCTTCAGCACTTAATTCTGCTGCATTTAAAGCAGAAACGAAACCAACTAAAGCTCCAGTAGCAGCACCAACTCCTGCACCTATTGGCCCAAAAGCTGCACCAATACCAGCACCTGTAGAAACAGCGCTCAATCCAGTGCTTAAACCCGACTGAAGAGATCTTTCAGTAGCTGTCATTTCAGTTCTCTTTTTATTACCGAAAACAGCTTGTTCCGCAAAACCTGCGATAGTAGGACCAAGAATTGCTATTGCCGTACTAGCTTTAGATAATCCTTCTGAAAGTTTATCGAATCTATTATTTCCTTTAGAATCGCTTGTGTTTATTTGTTCATTATTTCTACCTTTTTTAAAAGTTTGTTCTCTTAAACTTTTTATCGCATCTATTCCAACACTTGATACTGATGAATCAACTTCAGAAAACATTGATTTTATTTTATCAACTGTTGATCTATAAGTCTTCTTAACATCTCTTAAAGCTTCTTTAGCGTAATTTTCAATATAACTTTCTACTTCAACAGCATTGGAGCTTGATTGAGTATTTTGAGTTTGATTTTTTTTACCTTGCTTTTTTGGAGCAAAATTTGGAATATATCCTTTATTCATCAATCCAGCATTCTTCTGTCCTCTCATTGAATCACTCAAAGCATTTCCTAAACCACCATGATCAGCAATTGCGGAACTAAATGTTGGCTGACTACTGTTTCTAATGTGTGGGAAAGGCTTGGTATCGAATATGGCTTTTTCTCCGCTCATGCTTTCTTCTAAGCCCATTACTGCTTGTTTATATGCAAAGTTGGGAATAAAGCCTTCACTCAAACCAAACATTCCTTGATCATTAGGATAAGTCTTAGCAAATTCTGTCGCTAATTTACTAAATACGTCTGGATTATTTAAATTTAAATTTCTTTTCTTTGCTGTTTCTATTAGCCAATTTTTCTGAAAAGAGTTTCTTCCTTTTATGGAATTAAAATTAGGAATAAAACCTGAAGCATGAGAATTAATCAATTCAATTAATGCCATATCTAATTTTGCGGCATTGTATTTATGACTAGCTATTCCACTTTCAAAATCAGACATCGCAATTTCCTTACCATTGATTAAAAGCTTAGAACTCTTAGCCATCTTCGCCCAAGACAATTGAGGAAAAATAGCTTTTGCGGGAATAGATTTGCCGCTCGCATAATCCGCCAAAGCTTGTTCTTGTGGTAATAATACAGATTTAATAGTACTGCCAGAACCAATTTTTTCAGCAATGTTTCCATATAATTGAGACCCTAATCCTTGACCTCTAAATTTTTTACCAACTTCAACGCCTTCGATTTCATAATTATTTTTGCCTGTTTTTATTGCCGATATATTTCCTTTTCCTTTTATAGAGGAAGATATCATTGAAGCAAAATTAGGAATAAAACCTCCATATGTAGTATTTTTCTTAGCTTCGTATCTTCTTAATAAACCATCAGTAACTTTTGTAAGTTTTGCGCTTATTGATGGATCAACATTTGAATACTTATCTTTAACAATTGATGCAGCGGCCATTTCAAATTCGCTGAAATTTGCACCAGCATTTCTACCAGTAGGATCAGTAAATTTTGGTCTATTTGAAACAGCAATCATTGAGCTAACTTTCTTAGCTAATACTGGATTTTCTTTTTCGAGATTTGCAAGTTTTTTATTCATGAATCCAGTGACTGACCCAGAAACGTTTTTGAAATCTTGTTTCAACTCTAACATGCTATATGAACCATCAGCAATTCTATATAATAAATCAAAATCATTCTCATTTGCTATATCGCTTACAGGTTTATTTTTAAATCCAACTTCTGATGGTCTTATTACTTTTTTTGAACCTAAAGCTATATTTAATGCAGATCTAACAAAGTCTTCATGCAAGTAAGAAAGCATGTTAGCATTTCCTTTTTTAGCGTATTCATGATCTGAACCTCTTCCATAAGTAGGAAAATCTCCCATCTTAAAAAGATCTGTATCACCAGTAGCATTTTTATATTTACTAGAATATTTTTTGAACCAAGGAATACTTGCAGTAGTCATTGGTGTAGCAAAATTAGGAATAAAACCAGAACCATATACTCTATCTTGAGCAAATTGCATCTTTATTTTTCTTCTTAAAATAGGATTAAAGTCCAATTCAGAAACTCCATTTAATAAAGTCTTTTTAGCTGTAGTGTTTAGACTAGAAATAGAAGAGGTTTCTATTTGTTTTGGAACATCTGAACCTTCACCAATAATTTCTGTGTATCTTGGACGAATAAATAAATCTCCTAAAACATCTGGTTGAGAAATGATAGAGGTTTTATCATCAATTTTTAATCTTTTTGTTTTTGATCCTTGTTTTGGTGAATAAGCGTAATAATTCTGACCTATATGATTAATAACTTTACTTATATTTTCTGCGCTGGTATGCCCTAAACCAGAGTGTGCATCAGCAAAAGTATTCGATTGATATAGTTTTGGATTAAAATTTTTATTTATTGGTTTTTCTAAAACCTCTTTAAAATCTATAGGTTTATTGCGAGAAGGAGGAACTTTAATATCAAATCCAACAGATTGTTCAAATGCCCTACCTACTGAAAATTGAGATGGACTTTTTTTAACAAAATTAGGTATAAATCCATTAAACATATATGGATCAACACCTGTTCTACTTATAGCATTTTGTCTATGTGCGCGACCAGCTTTTGATCCAGCAGGAGGATTAATAAAAGGTTGAGCAAAACCGGGAATATATTTAACATCTTCCGCAGTATTCATTACTCCACCAACAGGAGACGAAACAACTCTGCCGGGAGCGTAGCCACCAGCTTGTGCGCCAACTACCTCTGCCATTCTTGTTGCAGCGGGAATATATCCTCCTGCGCGAGTAACTTGTAATCCACCAGATCCTTTTACTCTTACTCCTTGAGTAGCTAATTGAGCGGCTAATTGTTTAGCAAGTGTAGACTGCATTTGATATTCTGCTGTCTGTTGTCTGGCTATTTGAAGCAATAATTGTGCTTGCGCTGCTTGGTTACCCATCATTCCAGCAAGAGCTTGTGATGCTGGTCCTTGTTGCTGCATGATTTGCAAAATAGATTGTTCAATATTTTTTCTATTTTGTGTTTCTGTAGTAATACCAGCAATCTGAGGCAAAGCTTGAGATAGATAAGTAAAAGAATTCTGTATTAACTTAAAAAGAGTAAAAAATGCAGCAATAGCACCGGGACCAGCTATTACATTTCTAATACCTTTTAATAAACCATTCGCAAAAGTAGAACCAACTCCTTCTCCTTCAAGAATTTCATTCATTGATTCAACGAATGATTTTAATTGCTCAGTACCGTATTTAGCCAATGGCTCAAATGTTACTTTGCCAATATTATTTGCCAACTGTTGAGTAGAAGTAGCAGTTTGTTTTAGCAAAGCGTCGAGAGTTTGATTTAATTTAGCAGTCGCGATTTCTGCTTCATTTGTTGCTGATGCGCCTCTTTGTAAAGCACCAGCATATGTACCCTGCGATTTATTTAAATCATTAACAATTGCTTTTAAGATGTTAACTTGATAAACACCCGCAACTTGTTCTGACAATTGCGCTCTTTGTGCATCAGCTAAACCTCTGTAAGCTCCAGCAAAGTTTTGTAGTATTTGAACAGCAGGTAAAATATTTCCTTGGACATCTCTAACAGAGATATTAAAAGCTTCCAACTGATCTAAAGTATCAGTACGTTGTAAACGAGTGAAAATTGTTTTTAGTGCGTTACCGATTACCGCGCCACCTCTTGCTGTGCTTTGTTGAGCTGAAGTAACCAATGCATTCAATTGATCTAAGCTTACTCCTGCTTCTTGAGCCGCTTGGCCTGTACGAGATAATGCTTCAGCAAGATCACCAGCGCCAACAGCATAATCTTGTTCTACTGCAACTAGCTTATTTAATATTTGAGTTGTAGTAATTCCAGTTGCAGCAAAACCGTTTACAGTAGAAGTTAAAGCGTCAACTGCATTTGCAGTTCCAATTCCTGCTAATCTTGTTAATGTAAGAGCGTCTTTTGTTCTTTGTAATGTTTCTTCAGCTTTTAAACCTTGACGAGAGAATTCAAGAGCAGCTTTAGAAGCGTCATCAAATGAAGAAGCTGTTTGTTTAGTTACATTAAATAAATCTGTACTAAATTTTTGTAACTGACTGGTGGTTAAGCCGAATACACGATTAATGTCAGCAAGATTTTTTTCTACTTCTATAGTTACATTTGCCAACTCTTTAAAACTGCGAATGACACCACCAAGTACAGCAGTAGAAGCTCCGAATGCAATAACGCGAGCATTAGAAGCGGCTAGTGCTGCTTCAAAGTCTTTAACATCGCCCGTCATTCTGCCAAGAGGCTGAGAGAAAGCTCGCTGATTAACTGTCAAATTAAGCTGGTTATTCTGAGCGAATCTTTGATTATACGCTTGAACACCAGCTTGAATAGAAGCGGTTAATGCTGCTTGATTGGCCGCGACATTAATTTGAACTGCCATATTTGTTATTTACACGTTAAAATAAGTATTATCCGAATATTTTCATCATATCGTCCATGCTCAAAGAACCACCCTTCTTCTTTGCTTCATCAGCCAAAGAAAGAGTTTTTTGACCTTTTGTCTTTAATCCCACATATTCAAGATCTTCGCTAGTCGCACCAACTATTGAACTAGCTTGATTTTCTTTATTGTTTTTATTTTCTATTACTTTCTTAGCGTTTTCATTTGCATTTACATAATCAATAATCTTATCAGGATCATTTTTAATATCTTGAGGCATTTTATCATTCTGCTGAAATACGTTCTTGAAAAATCTAGAATAAATAAGTAATTTTACTTGATTGTAAGTCAGTTCGCACACTGATTTACCAAAGAATTCAGTAGGATTTTCAGCAAATGGCATATATAAATTAAAAAAATCTTGTAAAACCAAATACTGAATCGTATTGTCATTTATATTTTTATATACTTCTGAGTATTGTTTTATAATACAAGTCAGCGTTTCTGAGTCGATATTATCAAATTGATCTTCTTCAAAAGCTGGTTTCGATAGGCTTTTATCTTTATAAAGACATTTCAAAATATAAAAATCATTAACTCTTTCTTCAGCGTAGCTTTCGGCAGTGCGATTAAAAAAAGAAGCTTTAGTATTTTTAAGATCGTATAATCGTTTTTGTCCCGATTCTATATCTGTATTTACTCTTTGTATTTCTGATTTTAAATATAATACTTTCTTTTGCTTATTAAGATTATCAATAAAATCTTCTTCTTGTTTAATTAACGATTCTTGTTTTGTAGACCATTGTTTTTCTTCAATGAGGCGCTTTAAAGTTTCATCATTAGTAGGAACACCGCGACTTTTAGCTTCATCAAAATAATGATCATAGATCTGATCGATATCGACCTGATCTTCCAAAGACAAATGCTTTAAATAAAAAAAATTCTCTAAAACTTTTATTTCAGAGAATCCATTTTTAATATCCCGAAAAGCTTTTTTATACTTATTCTGTTGGGACTGTTCCATCTATTTCTCCAATAATTCTATCGAACTCTTCCTTTTCTGTATTGCTAGTAAAGAACCAATAACTAATAATACTAGCTAGTTTGCTATAGCACTTTTCATAAATTTCATTTTTATTTTCTTCGTAATCAAACATCGCAGCTTCCTTGACATCGAACGTCTTGCCGGGAAATAGCCATTCAAATTCAGGATTCTTCTTGCTATTATCCTTAAATTGAGTAAGGTTCAGAACGTACCATAGAATCGCTCTATTCTGAGCTTTAATGTCTGCGGTATGATTAAACAAAGTCATGTAACTAGTTTCTTTTTCAATTAACGTCTTACGACGCTGGAGAATTTCTGAAGTTACCTTTTCAATCTTTTGCTTGTAATCTTCATCGCGTTCCGACTCTGGTTTTAGATTAAGAATAGTTAATCTGCTTTGCAAATCTCCAATTTCTCCAGCGGCAGAAACCATGATCTTAGCATCACTATCGCTAATTAAACCACCAGTATCGCTATATTTATTTAGTAACATCGCCTTTGTCAAAATCCCATTTCTGATACATCTGCTCATTTCAATACTGAATTCCATATCAGCTTCCTGCATTTGTTTGCGATTTGGTTGAAGAATATTAATCTCAACAGGAATCTGCTTCTTTACTTTTTCTTTATAAGTTCTTGTTACCTGTTCTCCTTGTTCATTTGTTACTGTTTCAGTCTTATCTTCCTCGACCTCGGCATTTTTAAAAATATTGAAACTATATAGAGACTTTGACATAATTTATTTATATTAATATATATTCTATAGTTTTTCAACCAGTGTAAACGTATATATGGCTACGAATCTTATATCTGCTTCACAAAGAGTCGCACTCAATGCGACTATGGAGGATATTCATGAGACATTTGCTCGCGAAATCACGGTTTTTAAGGAAGCTTCTCAGATTGTAATTATTACTGATCCTAACTTTAATCCATTATATAATACCGCTGGTCAAACCACTTCATATGTAAATACACCTGTTTACAAGACATTTAAAGTTAGAATTCAATATAATGACGATATTGGTAAAAAATATTGGAGCGAATCAGGTTTAGCTTCACAGATTAAATTAGAAGCAGTTGTTGGCTCTGTTAGAATTAAGATAAGAGCAGAAGATTATGAATATATAAAAGATGGTCGCCGCTTTGATTTAGACGGTAAGCGTTTCGTTTTAAATTCTACTTTTAGACCACATGGTTTATTCGACAATCAATTTTATACATTATACCTCAAGCCCGATCCATAAGATATGAATCCCGAATGGATAAAAATGTTCCAAGATTTGCAAGTTGATAAAGCATATCAAAAAGAAATAAATAGAGTAATTGATCAACAATTTAATAAAATAAAAAATGAATTCATTAACGAATTCATGAATCATCCTATTACACAAGAAATCCAAGGCGGCATAAGCGCTACAAACTCATCAGGAACTCTTAATGGTATTACAAATTTATATTCTTTTATAGGATTTGATGAAGGTACTGATCCCATCAGACCAATAGAAGAATTATTAAAAAAATCAAATTATAGAGTTTTGTTTAATAACAGATCTGCCGACGCTACAGTTATTTTCGATATACCAACTGCCGCCCAAATATTTGAAATAACACCTATGCCTTGGGCAATTGGAAGAAGTTGGGCAAGAGGAATAGAAACAGGTATTTCTGGTCTTGGATATTATCTTAAAAAAACTAAAAACAGTCGTTCTGGTTTGGGCGTACAATCCACAAGTCAACAAGTCAGATCTGGAGTTATGTTTAAAAATTCTAAATATATATCTGATTTAATTAATAGATTCAATAAAGAATTAAAAGAGTTAAATAAATTAAGCATATGAAACCCACTTTTTCACACAATGTAGTAAATAGTTTCTTTTTATGGTTCGATAATTTTTTAATGACCAAGGGAGACGCTTATAAAACATATACAACAAAACTATACAGCAATCCTGATTTCAGATTAGGCAATGGTAAAGTTGCTTATAGTTCTCCATATAAACAATGGGTATATGATAAAAGTATAACTGGTGCCACAATTCCAAGTGGATTTACAATCAATGGAAGCTTCGTGCCAACTGGAACAAGCGGAATGGCTATAGACTTTGATAATGGTCGTATAATTTTTAATAGCGGCGTTTCTACTAACTTAAATATTTCTGGAACATATTCTGTAAAAGAAATAAATAGTTATGTAACTGATCAACCTGAAGATAATTTAATCATCGAAGGAAAATATATTAATAACAGCAGATTCACTGTTGTTGAAACTGGTATTGCTCCTTATAACCCAGTAACTCCCTGCGTATTTGCTTCACTAGAAACTGCTCACAACACAGCTTTTGCATTTGGCGGCGAAGATGAAACTAAATGTATTTTTAAAGTTGTAGCTTTCTGTGAAAATTTATATCAATTAGATGGCGTATTAAGTATTTTTGGCGATTCTTATAATGAAATTTTTAGCGTCATCCCAATGACCGCCCATCCTCTTGGAGAATTTAATGAAATAAAAACTGGTCTTTATCCTACTGGATATGATTATAACTCTGTAAAAAACATTTATGGTTCAGAAACTCTTTTTATATCGCATGTCGAAACATCAAAAATACGAGATAGCGTTTTAAAAGAATTGAATCCTATATTACACATAGGATTTTTAGATTTTGAAATTAAAGCTTACAGATATCCTAGATTATAAAAATTTCACAACAATCCGTATACACTGTAAAAACTAATAACATTTTAAACAAATAAAAATATGGCAAGAAATCGTGTAATTTACCAAAGTCAAGCGCTTTTTATAGCTCCTAGCTCCACTGGATGTCAAGTATCTGGTGCAGGAACTACTGGTCCTACTTTTGGACCAAGCAGTTCATCTAATTTATTAGCTGGAACTAGTTTACTTAAAAAGCTAGATCGCGTTCAAAATTGTAATTTTAATTTTACAATTAATCGTCAAGATATCAACGAGTTCGGTAAACTAGCTCGTATTGATTCTATCGTTATGGAATCTCCAACTGTTGGTTTAGATTTCAGTTATTATGTAACTGATGGTCTAAATGAAAGATTGATGGGATTTAACATGTATTCTCCAAATGATACGACGAATACAGTTGAAGTTGCACAATCTATTTCTGGTCTTCTCGCAGATTTACAAGGAAATAATTATTATATTCTAACTGTACAAGAAGGCGAAGATGTAGTTGGAACAAGTAGTTCAACAACTCCAGCAAATTCAAATACAGTTGTTGGAATTGGTAATGGATTTATTAGCGAATATAGTTTTGATGCTTCAGTTGGCGCTATTCCAACCGCAAGCGTTACTGTTGAAGCTTTTAATATTAAAGCTGACGCTCTTACTGGCAGCGCACTTGGTGTTATTACTGGAAATTCTCCAGCTATTGATATTACTGCAAGTCCAGCAGTTAAATTCGCTGGCACTGAAACGGCTTATGGTCTTTCTGGAGCTTTTACAACTGGAGTTTCTAATATAACTGCATTGAGACCAGGAGATATCATTCTATCATTAAGCAATCCTGATGGTATGATTGATGTAAGCGGCTCTAATTCAGCTCACATTCAGTCATTCCAATTCACAATTCCATTGAGCAGAACAATTTTACAACGTCTTGGAAACACATTCGGTTTCGCAAGAGTTATCGATGTTCCAATCAATATGGATATAACCATAAGCGCTATTGTTTCTGAATTGAAGACGATGAATCTTTTTGATGAACTATTTACAGGAACAAAGACTAATTTTACTATTCAATTGAACGATGCCAATGGAGCTGCAAAAGTTAAATATGGTATTTCTGGCGCACTTTTATCATCCGAAACTTATTCTGAAAATCTTGGAGATAATCAAAGTGTTGACTTGACATTCAGTCTCCAACTTGGTGGTGCAAATGACACACAAAATGGTGTATTTATGTCAGGTTCTTATCCTGCTGATGCTATAGTTACTGGTTTCTATAAACTTGGTACTGGTAAACTAAGTTAATAAAAGTTAATAAAAAACCCCCAGTCGCAAGGCTGGGGGTTCTTTTTTACTTATGGATTTCCATAACCATAAGGATAATAAAAATATCCTGAACCAGTAAATATTGGAGAACCATCTTCACCAGCTACTTGAACAGGTTTTGCATTATATATGTTATAACTTGCAACTAACTTCTCCATTTCGTCTCTAGCGTCAGTTGCTAATCCACGATATGTTTTGGCTAATTCATTTTTATTTGTGCGTGTGATCATAGTATCTCCTTCACGCAATGTCACGAAATCTACTGAACTATCAACACCTCTCAGAACTTGACGAGTTTTTTTGGTATAAAACTCATATAAGTACATTTGTTTATATATAGATCTTTCTTCTTGTTGAAAAAATCCAGTAGGAAAAAAGTTACCACTTTCAACATAAAATTCACTATATATTTTTGTATTTAATAAACCAACGTTGTTGGCAAGCCAACCTGAAATATAATAAAATTGAGCATAACCACTGTCATAGTCAAATTCATTTGCGAATATTTCATCAGCTAAATCATGCACACTATAAGCTACCATATATTTATATTACACTTTTTATAAATAATAAGAACTTAAATTAACCATTAAAGCTTGGCATTGGAGGAAATGACGGTAAAGAAATATTAGAAGCTGAAGTTGGAATCGTGGGCCAAACAGCTTGAGTGATATCAGGTACGTCAAGCATACTTCTTAACTGTTGTCTAAAAGTTTTAAAATCATTTTTAGCAACATCAGAGATTGGCGCATCACTTAATTGCGTAAAATCAGTCAACAAAAGATACTGATCTCTTGTCATTCTTATACTAGATTTGATTCTATTGATTCTTATTTCTTCTTCTGATGGTGTAACGTCAACTACAGTATAATTTTCTTGGCATGTTTTATTTTGTGTGTTTAGTGTCCATGATGTTTCTATTTTTTGATGAATATTAATTGTTGGAAGCGGATCGCTATTTACAACCCAAAATCCTTCGTTGTTTCCAGACCATGATAAATCAGCTAATTTATCATCAGGTAACACAAAAATATTAGATATGTTTTTATAACTTGTAGGAAGCGGCGCTGGTGTAGAAACTATTTCGTTATTTACTACTAAAACGTATTTTTTATCCATATTATTTTATATATGTTATTTGTGGATTGATAAAGTTATTTAATAATGATTGTTTAAAATCTAATAGATTAGGAGCCATTGTTGTTCCTGCTTGGATATTAGCGCGAATGTTACCTTGGTTAATTCCAGTCTGTGCGCTCGCCATATCTTCAAAAGCTTGACGAGTTAAACGGCATTCCCAATAACGAGATTCGGCGGCTTCAATTTCGTCATATGTATAAATTTTGGGTAAACTATTTATTAATTGAACAATAGTTTTAATTTCTCGTTCTCTGAAGATCATATTTTCTTCCAACTGTCTCATAAAATATTGTTTCTTCATAGCTTCAAGAGTGTCAACTTCGTCGTTCTTGGCAAGTAATCTCTTTATTTCTATTTTCATTTTTTCTATTTCAAATATATCACCAATAAATCCGTCGCGCATTGATTTAAGCTCCATCATCAATTGTAGAAACTTTCTTTCTGGCAAATCATGCTCTTGCATAACGAATCTCTCTAATTGGAAAGAAGTACGACCAGCAGTATATTTAGAAAAATCTATTTTACCAAGATCAAATTTATCGGTGAACTCTTTTAACTTAATGTCTAGAATATTATCCATATATATTATGCGCCACTATTACTAGTTATCCACCCAGAATTTGTATCACCTGTAGTATAACTATTGTTAGTCCAAGTTTCTGTAGAAAAAGTAAGTTTATGATAAACTCTATTTAATGTAAAATTTCTATATCCAGTCCATACATATCCAACAGTTGCTGTTGCGCTCGCTACTCCTTGAAATAATTGTAAACTACCTTCTGGACTATTTGTTCCTGTAGATTTAGTTTCGGTTGCAAAAGTTAATTTAATATTACTTGCGTTTGTTACCGTTGCTCCATTGGCTCTATATCCCCAAAGAGAATTTGAAAAAGCATATCCTTGAGCCATATTAGATGACTCAGTTATACTTGTGTTTGATGCTGTATCTGTATTCATTGCATACTTGTATATCGTATTTGTGCTTCCATTTCCTGTAGTATAACCACCTAAAATATATGCATTATTACTTTCATACATTCCAACACTAACATGTCGAGCGGCTGTAATTGCTGTAGCATTAGTAGCTGTATCGTTTGATGTTGTTATGTAAGTTGTGTCAGTTCTATATTGACCAAGTGAATCACTATAGCCGCCCATCATATATATACGCGACTTAGTAAGATGTGGCAAATTATTTGTCGCGCCTCTTCTTTCTACAGTAAAAGATACAACAGCAGTGCTTTGAGAATCACTTGCAGCAAGTATTTTATTTTTGGTTGTAATAAGACCAGATTGAAAACCGTTTATATGATAAATATTTGTAGAACTAAAACCTCCTGCTCCTTGAGATATTCTTGGACCAGTATTCGCATTTCTTGTGGACTCACTATCTGTACTAAAAGATATTGTTCTATTATATCCGACACCACTGTTTCCTCCTGTCACATCTCCAAATAAAAAATATGCAGATCCAAAACCAGTAACTTGAGTACTAGCTCCTATTGGAATAGTTTGAGCTTTAGTTGGTCCAAGAAATTTAATCATATATTATTATAGATTTTGACCTACAATGATTGCATAAATATTAGTGCCGCCATCATAAGTAACAAATTGATAAATATCGCGTTTAGAACTTGCGGTTGTAAGAGTTGGGGCTGTACCTCCAGGCCATTTTACTGCGGCTGGCCAAGTTATTGAATAACCAACACCACCGCCAACTGTTACAATTGTCCACATATGAACAATACCGCTTGCTTGAATATTTGATAAAGTTAATGTTGTTATTGTTGCGGCGAGAGTTAATTCTGTTACGTTATATTGAGTATTAATTGTTGTTGAAGCTGTTGCAGATACAGCTACTCTTTCACCAAAAGTATTTCTTGTTCTTACTAATAATAAATTACTAGTAGAATTTGGATCTAAATAATAACCAGTATCATTGTTATCATAAAATATTGGCGCTCTCATATCAGCACTAGCAATTGCAACGCCACTTTGATTTACAGTAAATACATTAGATCCTCCTGAATTTCTATAAATAAGCAAATCAGCAGCTTGAATGTACCAATGATTTGAATGATATTGTATTTTACCTGAAAATTCTCCATCCCAAGTTGAAGAATCAGATCTCCATGAACCAACTGTTCTCAATGATGTTGTTGAATTAGGATCAAGATAATAGCCAGTATTATTACTATCGTAGAAAATTGGCGCTCTAAAAGAAGAAGCGACCCAATTATTTCCAGACATGTCTAATTCCCAACGATTTGCGGATGCGCTCCAGCCACCAATACGCATTATATTGTCTGGATCTAATCCCATATTAACAGCATAATATCCTCCACGATGGAATGACATACCTGCTGCACCAGCGTCATTTGAAAATGCTTGCAAAGCGTAATTGCTATTAGCTCCAACTGTAGATGTAGAGCCTTTATCAGATCTAAAATAATTTACGCCAGTTAATGTATTAGTAGTTCCAGTATAAACACCATTTGTAACAGTAGCAGCGTTGCCATCAATGCTTATTCCTGTTAATGTTTGACTTGCGGATGATCTATTAATTGCAACTGATGTTGTACCAATAAACATCGTTTGATTAGTTGCGGCAGCACCTAACTCAGCAAGACTCCAAGAAACGCTTGCGCTACCATCTACTGATTTACCTGTTGAACCAATGGTTATTGTTCTTGCTGTACCCCAAGTAGCGGTGGTGATCGCAGCAGAACCATTAAAAGATGTTCCATTAATATTTCTTGCAGTTTGCAAAGTTGTGGCTGTAGTTGAATTTCCGCTTAAAGCAGCAGTAATTGTACCTGCTGAAAAATTACCAGAACTATCTCTTAAAACAATTGTATTTACTGTATTAGCTGTAGCAGAAGCATATCCATCCAATAAATCTGCATCTAATCCTGAACCAGCACCATCATTGTTATTATGCCAAAATCTATTCCAAGTTCCAGCGGTGCCATTTGTGGTCGTTCTAGTATAAATATCTCCTAGATTTCCACCAGTCATTCTTATAGCTAGAGTATTACTATAATAAGTGACAGGATCGCCATGACCCATACGAATAGCATTATACCACTCTCCATCTGGATTTAATGTTGTATTGCCAGAAACTTGCCAATATTGCAATTTATTGCCACCTACATTCCCCGTATTAGAATCAACGCTTCCAGAACCTCCGCTTACACTTCCAGTAATAGTATTAGCTACAGTTAAACCAACAATATTACTTGTGCTATTTGGATCAACATAATAAGCTGTATTATTAATATCATAAAACGATTGAGCGTAAATAGTATTTACAACTCTTACATTGCTGTCAAGACTTCCAACTGAAAAGATTTCTGTTCCATTACCAAAAGCATTATTGTAAAATCGTACGCCACCATAATTAGGATAGGCTCCTATTCTTATTCCAGTGTGCCAGTTTAATGCAAGCTTAGAATAATTCCCTCCGACATTCTCCATTGTGGTAAATATTCTATAATATCCGCTATTTTCATCTCCACCAAATGTTATACCATTACCAAACCCTTCACCCGCAGCAGAACTATATGGCGTTGAGCCAGTAGCGCCGAAATTTATTCTAGTAAATGTTTTTGCTCCTCCTATTGATTGATCTCCTGTAGTATAAACACCATTTGTAACAGTAGCAGAATTACCAGTACAAGAACCAGCAGTAGCTACTGTTTGAGATCCAATATTACCACTATGAATCATCTCTACCCAACTTCTTAAATTTGGCCAAGCGCTTCTCCAAAAAAATCTATTATCAGCTTCTCCAGCACAAAGCATCTGGAAACCATATGCTTGTGAATTATTTACATGATTATAATGGAAACCCTGAAGTCCTACATAATGAGTTGAACCCCCTGGAGCATTTGCTGGGCTGCTCCAACTATCAATAAAACCAGAACCCCAATTAGAAAACATGACATTACAATCAACAGTACCATAACCCATTGTACCATTACGATATAATGATGAACCATTATATCTATTAACATAAGGTGAATTGACATGCATTGAATTCATGTCATTATAAGACATAGTAAGAGTACTAAACTTGTTTAAGTTAGAAGTACCTGCGGGATCTAGATAAAAAGCTGTATCGTCACTATCGTAGAAAATTGGCGCACGAACATCAGATCTTACCGTTAATCCACCAAATAAATGATTAGCAACAGTTGAAACTGTTGCACTAGTTGCTGCTCCTTGATTTCCTCTTACTTCTTGACCACTAGCAATTTCTATAGAATTAGCGGGTGTTGTTAATTGCTCAGTAAGAGAAGAATAATATATAGTTGGAGATCCAAGTTTACTTATAACTTTCCAAGTTTTATAAGATGACCATTCTGCTGCGGTTAACAACCAAACATCATTGTTATTATCAACACGAATCAGTATTTGCATACTGTCTCCATTTAGTTTTTCTAACTTAACACTAAATGTTTGACTATTAAATGCAGAAACAGAAAGTAGAGCGAGACCGAAAGGATTATAATTTACATCTGTTTTGTATGTTATTAATATGGCTGCATGTGTATTGCCACCACCAACATTTGCAATTTTTGTCCAATAAAAACTCATTGCACTTCCACTCCAGTAATAAGTATTACCAGAACCACCGGGAAGATTTTCTCTATTAGTTATACTTACTAAATTACTTCCACTATTCGGATCTACATAGTAACTAGTATCATTACTATCATAGAATATTTGCGCTCTCATTGACGATCCATCAGCCAATGAATAATCTCCACCGACAACTCTTAATCTCCAATTACCATCTTGATTTAAAATTCCTACATGATTATTGGTATCTGCATAAAAATATCCACGAACTGTTCCGTTGTGTCCTCCAGTTCTTAACCTTATTCCTTGTGCGCTTGCAGAACTTGCAATATTCCAATAATTAGCGCTATCAGAATAAAAATGTTGTCCAGTTGTTTCATTGTATAAACCATTACCACTACTATTATTTCTGAACCAACCACCAGTATAATATTGCGCTGCTGTTATATTACCGGCTGCGGTAATGGCATTCAAGTTGCTTGTGCTAGCGGGATCACAATAATAACCTGTATTGTCCCAATCATAAAAAAGTGTTCCACGAATATCGCCTGGAGTTCTAAAACTTCCTCCTCCCCACGCGCCTTTGAACACGCCATTTTGTAGTATTAATAATCCGTGATCTGCTAAATTTGCAGCGACACCACCAAAATTGGGATGCGACCAAGCTAGTCCATATAAAGTGCCAACTCCTGTTCCATCTGCGGTTAATTTATAAGAGTTACCCATTGCAAATACACCTTGCAATCTAGTAGCAGAATATAAACCAACTACAGTATTTCCATAATTGTCATCTATATAAAAATCACCATTTGCTCTTGTTGCTTTTGTTGCGAGAGTTGTTGTTGCTGAATTTCCATCGATACTAACTCCAGTAAGAGTTTGAGAAGCTGATGATCTATTGATAGCAACAGACGTTGTACCAATGAACATTGTTTGATTAGTTGCTGCCGCACCTAATTCAGCAAGGTTCCAAGAAACGTTTGCGCTACCATCTACGGATTTACCTGTGGAACCGATAGTCAATGTTCTTGCTGTACCCCAAGTTGCAGTGGTAATGGCAGCAGAACCGTTGAAAGAGGTTCCATTGATGTTTCTAGCTGTTTGTAGTATTGTCGCTGTTGCCGCATTACCAGTACATGAAGCAGAGCTTCCACCAGCATTACCTGTGATGCTTCCAGTTATTGTATTTACTACGGTTAAACCAACTAAATTACTAGTACTCGCAGCATCAATATAATAAGAAGTATTATCACTATCATAAAAAATAGGCGCTCTAAAACTATATCCAGATTGAATATAACCACTTGAATACGCAATCATATTTGTTATTTGTGTACCTCCTGCTTTTGTCCAAAAATGTAAATTACCAGTAGCCCAACCATTTGCAGTACCCGCTGTCTTTTGAGCGGCCAAACCTGCAATACTTACCGTATTTCCAGCACCAGCGGCTTCTCTACTACCCATCGATAATTTTGTCCAAGTGTTATTTGTGCCATTTAAATTGTAAATAAATAATCCTACAGGAGCTTGATCAATTGCTCCAGTAGCTGAATTATCTTTTCTTATTATTAATGGAGGAGATTGCAAATAACTACTACTAGCATCAACATAAGAATCATACATCTGAACATTGTTGCTAGAAGTTAATCCGCCAATACCCATCGAAGAAATTAACGAAAAACTAGCAGGATCAATATAATAAGTAGTATCACCACTGTCGTAAAAAATAGGCGCACGAAAATCACTTGATGCAAATCCAGTTCCACCGACATGTAAACTAAAAGAAGCGTAATTATCACCACCAGTTGTTGTTCTTATATTACCAGAAGAATCTATAGTAAACACTCCAGAATCACTATTGTTTCTGAATATAAAATTATTAGCTGTTTTTACATATGTAGTGCCGCTGCTTTCAAAATAAAATCTTCCTTTGCCTTCTACTGATGTATGCCAAACTCCTGTAGCAGCATTCATATTATTCAAAGTAGATAAACTCAAAGCATTTATAACAGAAGTGCCTGCTGCATTTATGTAAAAAGCGGTATTATCTGAATCGTAGTATATTGGCGAACGAATATCTGTTGATGCAGTGACCACACCAGTGCCAGTATTAATAGAAAATACTGAAGATCCATAATAATTAGAAAAACTTGGATCTTGAGCGTTACCTTCCCAAATTTGCCTCTTGAAAGTAAAAGTAGTTGGTCCAGAGTTTGCACCATACAACATTATTTCTTGCAAATTATCACCAGCACCAATTGGCATAATGCCGCCAGATTCACTACCATTACCGAAACCAAGACCATAAGGAGCAGGACGATCTCCAGTTGTTCTATACATTGCTGGAGGACAGAATCCTCTTATTTCTAAGAATGTAGGACCACTTGGAGAAACTAATCCTGTGACTGTTTCTATATCTACATTTGACGAATTTTTTGATCTACGAGATCCAACTGTATAAGCCAATGTTCCAAAAGTCATTGTTCCTGCAACAGTAAGATTATTTAAATTACTAGTGCTTGCTGGATCGCAATAATAAGCAGTATTTCCTGCGTCATAAAATGTATTAGCATATAAAGATCCTGTACTAGATTGTATGTATACTGATGCACAAGAATAAGCTAATGTTGTTGAAGTTCCAGCGCCCCAAAGAACTGGGTATGCTGTAGAGTCGGTTCTACTTGGCGAATAAGTTACTGTACCTGAATTACCATCAATATTTATACCAGTTAAACTTTGAGAAGCAGATCCTCTATTTAAAGCTATTGCAGTTGTTCCTATATAAACCGTACTATTTCCTAAAACACCTGATGGAATCGTTCCGCTAAGATTTCCTGCTGTTAAAGTAGATGCTGTTGTTAATGCGGTATTTCCACCAACAGTCAAAGCATTTAAAACAGATGTACCAGCGGCATCAATATAATATGCAGTATTGTTAGAGTCGTAAAAAATAGGAGCGCGAACTGAACCGTTTGCATAAACAATTCCTGAACCTACACTTCCTACTCCATAACCAGTTCCTAAACTTAATCCTACTCCAATATTATTATTGAAAGTGAAATTACCCCAACCATCGGATCTAAATAAACCTTCTTGAGTAACATCGGTTCTTGTGGTTCTTATTATAGATCCTTCGTTATCCTTAACATAGTAAACATAATTTCCAGCACTATCTGCGCCTAATTTTATATTACCACGAACATCTAATACCTGAGTAGGACTTACAGTACCTATACCAACATTACCACTAGAAAGAATACTAAATCTATCAAGAAAACTACCACCATGATTAAATGTATAATGTAAACCAGAAGTATTTGTAGCGCCAGTCTGAACAAATTTTATATCAAGCATTGCATTTGCAGTTCCACCGTTTGGATTTACTCTAAATCCTAAAACAGCCATTGCATTTGTTGTCGAACTTTCGTTAACAATAGATAGCATTCTATCTGTATCACCAACATCAGTATTAGCTGCGAAAGTACTATTATCTGTAAATCCAACAGTTAAACCAGAAGTCGATCTAGAAGCCGCACCACCAATTCTTGTACTAGCTGCTACTATTAATGCATTTAAATTACTAGTACTTGCGGCATCTAAATAATAACCAGTATTATCACTATCATAAAAGATTGGTGATCTAAAAGATCCTGGCTCTAATGTATAATTACTATATTTTGATAATTCACCAGTCGTAGCTCCACCACCAAAAATTCTTGTTAACGCAGAAGTGCTTCCTGAATTACCATAACCTATATACATACCATCTGTAGTAGCATTATTACGCATAACTCTCATGTTAGCGTATACATCGCTACTTGCTGTATCAAACGCACTAAATATTCTTAAACTAGATAAATTAGAAACACTGTTTGGATTAACATAATAAGCAGTGTCGTTGGAATCATAAAAAATAGGAGCGCGAAAATCAGAACCCGCTGACACAGTTCCATTATCATAAAAGACAGTATTGTTGGCGTCATTGGCATTTCTTATGACAAAGACAGTGCTACCATTTGTAGTTAATGCTTTTATATCTAATCTGAACCCAGGATTGATATTTCCTATACCGACGTTGCCGCTTGAATTTTTAAATGTTGGATAATATGTAATAGGCATATTGTTAATATCTCTTTATGACTCTTACTGAAAAATTTGAGTTTGTATTATAATTATAAATTTTTAATCTTATTTGATAGCTACTTGCAGTAGCGTTTGGACATGTATCTGATTCGGTTGAACCAGTTAAGAAAAATGCATCGATTACGTTTCCTGAACTACTTGATCCAGAAACATATATGTCTCTAGCAAGCGGAGCATTTTGTACTGTATAAATATAATTAGTTACTACTGAACCATTCCAGCCAACACCATTATATATATAAATATGTATTGGATCTTTGTATAAACCAGATCCTCCATGATTAGGATTAACAAATCCAATCACTTCTAATACTGTAAAATTATCAGCAGTTATTCCAGTATCTATAGTTGCACCACTAGTAGTAAATACTTTGCCATATACACCTTCGGTTTGTATATCGCCAACTACATCTAGTTTTCTAGCTGGAGTTGCTGTACCAATACCAACATTAGTTCCATTATCAAAAACAGTACTATTACCAACTGTAGAAGATGAATTAAATTTAACTAAATAATTTGTTGTGCCTGAAACTGAAACGCTGGCTCCTGAAGATCCGCTAGTTCCAGTTGATCCGCTAGTTCCACTTGATCCGCTTGTCCCAGAAGAACCGCTGGTGCCTGAAGAAGCAGAGCTTCCAGAAGATCCGCTAGATCCACTTGATCCGCTTGTCCCAGAAGAACCGCTGGTGCCTGAAGAAGCAGAGCTTCCAGAAGATCCGCTAGATCCACTTGATCCGCTTGTCCCAGAAGAACCGCTGGTGCCTGAAGAAGCAGAGCTT